TTTATAGTTTAGTAATAAGCTACAGTTTAGTACAGGTAAGACTGACCTGTCTGGTAATCGGTTATGGATTGATAATCCTGACTCGATTCTTTGATGATCTTGATTGATCTTCTTTTGCCGAAAAGGCGTTACTTTTGAGAGTAAAACGTTGTTGATGTGCCCTACTAGCATGGGCCGACGTAATGGTCAAGCATTTAACATTTGGACTGTTTGTTCCGGCAGTCAGTTAGAATTCAGTATACTAAGGGTTGGCACCCGATGAAGGTACTGTTGCTACTTAATTTTAACAAATTCTAGGACATACAAATGATTTTTACGAAATAGTATTGTCGCGAAGTTTGGGGTATTCAATGAAACCCTGAGGCTTTGCCTCGTAAGACGACTTTTGATTGTTTATTTGATCTTGTATGGAGAAGTAATTTCCTGATTTATCAAGGATTGAGGAACCACGTTCCTTTTATCTTGAACACAGCATGAACTTTATTGATCAGGCTAGCAAACACGGAAATTGTGTTCGGGAGATGCAAGTATGCCAAAGGCTTGCACCCATTGCCAGAGATCCATTGTTGGATTGTCTGAAGAACCTAATTAGGTTATTGTGGATTTCTCTAGGTTGGCGTTGTTGTTTTGACAGTCAAATTGGAGAGCTTCCTGAAAAGGATGCTCACCGTTTGAAGTGGTTGAAAAACAAAGATGCTCGTGTGATTGAGCGTACGAAGAGAAACTCCTGTGGTGGACAGGAGAAGAAGGATAAAAAGAAGAAATCTGGGAAGAAGGAGAAATTTACTCCCCAGATCGGTTCAGTTGCTATTGCAACGGCGTTTGCCAATCTTGCAAACATTGAAGGAATTTCCATTGATGATGATACCCTTAATAAGGTAGAAAATCTTGGAGCTCTATTTCTTGCTTGTAAAGATTGTACAACTGTAACTGGCTTTCTTAGTACTTGTTTTCTGTATTTGAAGACCCATTATACCAAGAGTGTGGCCAATTTGGCAGCTCAATATCTCTCTGAGGTGTTGGATGCTGAATTTGACCCACAAATTGGTGAATTTGGAATTAAATCGGAAAACAAGCCTAAGTGGCTTCTTCTGTTGAAAGACCTCCAAGAAAATTGGACTCTTGTAGTCCGTAATGAAGGATTTAAGAAGATTTCACATGTTCTGAGCTTATCTTTAGCTCTTGGACTTTGTGAATCTGCTGATCTTGATTTCAAAATTGGAGGCATGAAATTATTTTCCATTGGTGCATTTACCAAACATGCATCGGCTGTTGATTTGATTGATGCTGCTTTCGAGACAGTCACCTACTTTGCTGAAGGTGGCTATGCTTGTTTTCAGCGTGGATCTATCAAGCCGTTGTTGTATGGTAATATGGAAAATGAGGAATTTGAAGAGCTTTACTCAAAATGCTTACGTTGTCAAGAATATGCCAAATGCGGTAATCTTGAGAAATACGAGCAAATGAGTGAGAATGATTATGAAGCTCTTCTTGCACAGTGCATTGAGAAGGCTACGATGTTAGTCACTACGTCACGTGGTTTAGTGGAGAAGAATATTCTCCGCAGAAAACTTGATACGTTGCGTTTGTGGCAAGCTACGTTCCGTCAAACTCGTGTACAAGGTGGTTTGCGCGAAGCACCATATTCGATTGGAGTTTTCGGCGGTACAGCCGTTGGAAAATCCACAATTGCCAATGTCCTTATGGTAACTACGTTGTTACGTAATGGATATTGTGCATCTGATGATCGAATTGTAACTTTGAACGAACAAGATAAGTTTTGGTCTAATTTCCGATCATTTACCAATGGAGTTTTGATTGATGATATTGGAAATACCAAGGCAGATTTTGTTGAACGTGCCCCAACTTCCTTAATGATTCAGTTAGTCAACAATGTTCGTATTTATGCGAATATGGCTGAAGCTGACATGAAAGGAAAGGTTTCTGTTGAACCTAAAGTTGTTATCGGCACCAAAAACGTCAAAGATACATGCGCAACCGTCTATTCCAATGAACCTGCTTCTATCACACGTCGTGATCGCATTACTCTCACTGTTAAGGTGAAACCAGAGTTTGCGGTACATGATATGTTGAATGAAGACAAGGTCAAGGCTGCTTTCCCCAACGGTGCACCATTGATTCCAGATTTCTGGAACATTACCGTTGAAAAATCCTTTCCCATACCGAATGGAGTTAAAGGAAAAGCAGCTACTGTTGGATGGGAGGTTATCCAGTGGAATGGACGACCTCTTCAGGATATTGGATTACCAGAGTTGATTCGCTGGATCGGACAAGATTCTATCAAGTTTTACGATAACCAAAAGGAAATCGTGCATAATAATAGTAATCTTGCCGGCAAATTGCAACTCTGCCCAGAATGCCGTCACCCTACACCAGACGTTTGCGTTTGCAAGCGTGAAGACAAGGTTTATCTTTCTCGTATTGATGATCGATGTACAGCTGGGTATTGTACCCGCTGTGAAGGTTATCATCGAGAAGAAGAACCTGAGATTTTGGAAAACCAATTGGGTGAGAAGATTGTTCGAGCTATGTATCCTAGGTATCGTTCCTGGGAGCGCAAAATTCGACCAAAATTCGCATACTGGGCCAATGAGATTGAAGACTGGACTGTCGAGAAGTTGTTGAAACGACTCGATTGGCTAGAAACATCTCCTTGGGTAGTGTGGACAAATTATATTCCTGCTGAATGGATCAATGAAGATTGGATGAAGAATATCGTGTGGTTTACACGAGAGCAAGAGATTCGTCAGCGCGTTCGGCGTGCTTACTTGAATCATGTTCTTATGATGTTCTTTATTTTTGCTTTAATGGTTTGCGTTTCGCCCTTGTTCCTACCGCTTCTCGCTTTTCCACTTACCGGAATTTCCGGTGTAGTGAAATATGAGAAGGAGCGATTGTATCAAGAGGTTGCAAGTGACAATGCAGCAATGCCCGAAGTTTTCAAACTTTACCGCGATAAGCATGTGAAGTGGATTACTGGGTGTTGTGCTGTTATTGCTTGTTGCTATGCGATTGCACAAATTTGGAAAGCATTCAAAGTTGTTCCATCACCTCAAGGAAATTTGGCTCCGAAATCTACAACTGAAATTGTTGAAAGAGATTCGGAAGTCAATCCTTGGGCAGGAGTTGTGGTATCTGAAATGCCATGTAGCATTGAGGCAAAGACTACTACTCCAGATCAATTGGAGAAGTTGGTTAATGCCAATTTGTGTCATATGACTATTCAGGTTAAGACACCGGAAAAAGTTCGTACTTTTGAGTGCGATGCCTTTTTTCCCAAGTCTAATGTCGCTATTGTTCCTCAGCATATGTGGAAAGCTGATGATATTAAAGCAACATTCGTTCGCCATGATCCGAGTAAAATCGGTGGCAATTTCGAGTGTTTCTTGTATCGCAAGAATAGTGTTGACATTCCCAATTCTGATTTGTCCGTGGTTTGGGTCCCCAATGGTGGGGATTGGAAAGATTTGACAGCATATTTTCCACTTGCACGTTTTGCTAGTGTACCTGCTCGTCTTACTTTCAAGAAGAGTGATGGAACCTGTGTTGGTTCCAAACTTTTTATGGAAGTTGATGACGTAATGACACATGCAGCAAATTTCTTTGGTGCTAAATATAACCTCAAATTTGAAACATTTGAAGGTTTGTGTATTGCACCTCTGATCACGGAAACCAAAGGACCTCTAATCGGAGGATTCCACTTAGGTGGAAAGAATGGTGAAACCCGTGGATGCAGTGGATTGTTGTTGAAGAGTGAGTTTGACACGGCATTTGAACGTTTGCGTACTCTTGCAGGAGTTGTGTTATCTAAGAGTTCAGGAGAAATTCCTAAAGAACTTTATGATGTGCAATTCTACGAGAATGCGGATGTTCATCCGAAAAGCCCTATCAATTATCTGCCTGAAGGTACTAATTGTAAGTACTATGGGCAGGTTAAAGGACGGGCGTCTTACTACTCTGACGTGGAGGAAACTGTCATTTCTTCACACGTGGAGGACGTGTGTGGTGTGCCCCAGAAGTGGGGTGGTCCAAAATTTCGTAAGGGATGGCCTTGGCAGGCATCCCTTCAATATTCGACTAAACCTTCTTGTGGTATCGAAGGATCCTTGCTTGGGAAAGCTTGTAAGGATTACATTCGACCAATTTTGAAGGCACTTGGTGAGCTGACTGGACTGAGAAATCAAGTCAGACCTTTGAGTCGCATGGAGACAGTCTGTGGAATTGATGGAGTTCGATTCATAGACAAAATGCCTCCAGGCACTTCAATTGGATATCCTCTTTCAGGTCCGAAATCAAATTTCATTGATCTTCTAGAACCTGAAGAGCATCCTTCTCATCAATGTCCAGCCGAATTAGATGAAAGATTTTGGACACACGCAGAAGAAATGGAGAAGCTTTATCTGAAAGGAGAAAGAGCTTATCCTATCTTCAAGGCTTGTTTGAAGGACGAGCCAACAAAATTGACCAAGGACAAGGTCAGGGTATTCCAGGGAGCACCTGTTGCACTACAATTGTTGGTGCGCAAGTACTTCTTGCCTATTGCCCGAGCATTGTCCATGATGCCTCTTACATCTGAGTGTGCTGTTGGTGTGAATGCCCAAGGTCCTGAATGGGACCAATTGGCTAAGCATGTTAAACAGCATGGTGAGGACCGTATTCTTGCTGGTGATTATAGCAAGTACGATCTTCGTATGCCCGCTCAGGTGATGTTTTCTGCATTTCGTGTCATGATGGATATTGGCAAGTTCTGTGGATATTCCGACCAAGATTTGATTATCATGGAAGGTATTGCCACAGATATTTGCTATCCTTTGATGGCTTATAATGGTGACTTGATACAGCATTTTGGTTCAAATCCTTCGGGACAGAACCTGACTGTTTATGTCAATTCTATTGTGAATGCTCTATTGTTTCGATGTGCATACTTTGAAATTTGTAAGGATCGTGAAAACCTTCCTTCTTTTCAAGAAGTGTGCGCATTGATTACATACGGAGATGATGCAAAGAGCTCTGTACATAAGGACTTCGACGAATTTAACCACATTTCAGTGGCACAGTTTCTCGAAGAACATGACATGAAGTTCACCATGCCGGACAAAGAATCCGAGCCGACACCGTACATGAATGATACGGATGCAGATTTGCTCAAGAGAAAGAACGTCTATTGTGAAGACACTGGTTTGATAATGGGTGCACTCGATGAAGATTCGATCTTCAAGAGTTTGCACGCTACATTGAAATCCAAGGCACTTACAAAAGAGCAACAATCGATGCAAAACATCGATGGAGCCCTTCGTGAGTGGTTTTCACATGGACGTGAAGTCTATGAGCAACGCCGCCAACAAATGATTGAGGTAGCTAAGCGAGCTGATATTATCCATGGTTGCACTGTCGTACACGAAAGTTATGACGATAGACTTGCAACTTGGAAAGAGCGCTACGCTTAAATTGCGGCACCGTCTTGGGCAGACATTTAAATGCATCCCTCTGGGCGTATCCCATCACGTCTAATTTGCACCAAAAGAGGGCTCTCTGTATTGGATGACCGTGCTTATCCAACTCGTCAGTCGAAGGATAAAGTACAGGCTTGCAGAGAGAGGCACTTTCCTCGTAAAGTACCCCTATTTAGGGGAGTGTTCGCCACACGCAAGATTGACACACGGTGCATGGATTGAGTCTTCCATGTAACCGTTAATGATGACTTGCTACAATGAATAATATGAATAATAATACACAAAAGTTTAATGTAACTATAAATGAGGAAAGTTTGGAGTCCCAGCACCAGAACGTAAGGTTTAGTGATCAGACTCCACAATGGGATTATGTCGTTGACAGTATGCCCGATGACACGTTTCGCACAGCTGATACTGATGACGCGACGCTGGAGAATTTCTTTCAGCGTCCTGTCAAAGTTCAGTCTTACAGTTGGGCGACAGGTACAAATTTGTTTGAAACATTTAATCCCTGGCAGGATTTCTTTGAAAACCCCAGGGTGATAAATCGTATCACGAATTATAACTTGTTGCGCTGTAAGTTGAAAGTCAGAATCGTTTTGAACGGTAATGGTTTTCATTATGGGCGAGCGATTGCATCGTATATACCACTCCACAATTTGGACGATTTCACAAAAGATCGTGCATTCTTTATTGAGGATGTGGTGGCAGCCAGTCAACGGCCACACGTATATTTGGACCCAACCACCAGTCAAGGTGGAACCCTTACTCTCCCTTTCGTTTGGTATAACAATGCCTTGAAAATTCCTAATCAGGAATGGAGAGATATGGGTGATATTATCATCCATGGCATGCAGAACTTGAAGCATGCTAATGGAGCCACTGATTCCGTAACAGTTTCAGTCTTTGTTTGGGCAGAGGAAGTTTCTCTTTCTATCCCTACGGCAAATGAGCCAGGTGCTCTATCGCCGCAGATGGGAGAGATCTTCACTCCCCAAGCCAAGGATGAATATGGTTCAGGTCCAATATCACGACCCGCAGGTGTCATTGCAAAAGCTGCAGGAGCCCTTAGTAAAGTACCCGGTATTGGGATGTATGCTAGAGCGACTGAGCTCGCAGCATCTGCGGTATCGAGTATAGCAACAATGTTCGGATACTCACGTCCTGTGACGTTAGCGGAAATTCAACCGTATACGCCACGATATCTGAGTAACATGGCTAACGCCAATGTCTCAGACAATAGTCAGAAATTGACTTTGGACTGTAAACAAGAACTTACCATCGATCCGCGAGTTATGGGTCTCGGTACAACAGATGAGATGACAATCAAATCTATTGCACAACGAGAATCCTTTCTTACGCAGTTCGGATGGGCTGTTGCTGACAGCACTGAAACCTTGCTTTGGAATTCTGAAGTGAGTCCTGTGCTGTGGAATGAGCTCAATTCTGAGCTTCATTTCCCAGCATGTTGTTTTGCAACTCTTCCGTTTCGGAGGTGGAGAGGAACAATGAAGTTTCGATTTCAAATCGTTGCTTCTGCGTTTCACAAAGGTAGGTTGAAAATTACCTACGATCCATCATATCCGTTGACGAATGAGTACAATACAAATTACACTCACATCATTGACCTTGCAAAAGAACGTGATTTCACAATTGATATTGGTTGGGGTCAGGAAAAGTCTATGATAAACCACAGAACACCGGGAGTGAGTTCCATTCCATGGTCGACATCTGCTCTTGGAGCAGATCCAGCGACGTTTGGAAATGGTATCATTTCGGTTTATGTAGTGAATGAATTGACAGTTCCTAATTCTACAGCCAATAACGACATTGAAGTCAATGTTTTTGTTTCAGCGGGAGATGACTTTGAAGTCTTTGATCCGGATTCGTCCACGATTCAAGACTTGGTATGGTTTGCTCCGCAAATGGGTGAAGTTTTCACTCCCCAAATGGCGGAAGCAACCGGTGAAATGTCACATCCCGATGCTGATTTAACGAAGAATGAAGATGAGCCGATGAAAATGGAGGCGTCAGATACAATGGCGCCCACATTGAGTGACCAAGATCACACTGCGTGTGTGTATTATGGTGACCCAATAACATCGATGCGCCAATGCCTGAAAAGGTATAATTGGCATTCGGCTATCACACCAACTTTTACGACGACAAGTTTCATGACGGTGCGGAATAATGATTTACCGTACTATCGTGGGTATGCTCCTGGAGCTATCCATGAAACTATCGTCCCCGCAGATCCGACTCCATATAACTACTGCAAGATGACACTGTTGAACTATGTCATTCCTGCATTCACGTGTGTGAGAGGATCGATGCGATGGAAATATATGCGCACAGGCGGCAACACTGAAGAGACTAGTCTCATGCAGTTGCGCAGAGTAAGTGTAGAACCTTCTGGTTATACGCAAGACGAAACAGCCGCCATTACCCAAGGAAGTGGCAACCAGTCTGATCGAGTAAGACAGGCTGGAATTTTGGTACCACATACTTGGGATGGAGCGACTGCGACATCAACGCGTCAGAATCCAGTAGTAGAGGCAGAAATGCCTTTCTACACGAATGTGAGGTTCTTTCCTGGAAAGGATGCGAACCGCACGAACTCTGTGGCTTTCAATCAGTTTCACGAATTAACAACGATTTGGGAAACTGCGACAGCCGACAGTGCGCTGATACATTCCTATGTATCAGTTGGTGAAGATTTCAATCTTGGATTCTTCACAGGGGCTCCTGTTGCCTATAGAGTGGCACAGGAGGATGATCCAGCATCTTCATAGATGCTAGGACTCGCGGGGACAGACACCCCGTAACAGAAAATGTGGAGTTATACGATTCTCCAGCAGGAAAAACAAAATCCACATCTCGGTGGCTGAGATGGGGGACAATTGTCCCTGAGCTATGCCGTATCTATTTCTAGTGATGAAATTTTTACCTGGCATAGCCAGGGTTTTTCGTAGTCACAAGTTTCAGTTAGCGTAGCT